TCCAGCTTATGTTTCTTTGTAGTTCTGATGGTTGTATTCTACTATTAATGTCACGATTTATTTTCTCTATTCCAGCTAAGTCCTCCTTTGTCACAAATGGCATCATACGTTCAATATACTCACCGATTAAAGAGTTTTGATGGTTTATATCAGCTATGCTGTCTACTTCCAACCTTGCTTCTCTATCGTTGGTTTTCTTCTTATTAAATGTATCCGTTCTAATGATTGTAAAGTCCTCCACACCATACTTTGCCGTAATGTCCGCCATCATTCTCTTTGTATCTGCGGTATCCGTATTAGTTATCCTCACTCTTAAACGAGGATACAACGGCATATCAGTTACATCCGGCACAACGCCACCATCAACATCTAAAGTATAGTATCCATAATCGTTTTGGATATCAACTTCCTCATAGGTCATTGTATCTAAATCCCAAACTAAGAATCCGTGCTTATCTAATGTCTCACCGAAGTTTTGTTGTACCAAAGAACCAGCATATACCACCTTACATCCGCTTGGTGATATCATCTCTTGTCTTTTATGAATATCTCCTAATAAGGCTAAATGGTATCCATCAAATATTTCAGTTGTGAAGTGTCTACTACTAACTACATATCCTACATCGGTTGTAGAGTTATCAACAGGTCCGTGAAATAGTGCAATCTTCTTATTACCAAATAGAGTATCAGCTTTAGGCCAATTGTCTTTGTTGTCAAATATACTGAATACTGCAAAATCAACTCCACCAATACCATAAACCTGCGTATCTCTTAAGTAAGTTAAGTTTGGTAGTTTTAATGCATCTACAATTGGAGTAAGTACATCCATTCTGTCCGAATTGTTCATATTACAATCGTGATTACCAGCGATTACAATAGTAGGACATAATTTGTTACATTCAGTAAACAACCAGCTAATCTCACTTACCAATTCAGGACTCATTTCCAATTTAGCATGAGCGATATCACCAGCTAAGTAGATAATGGAATCTTCCGTTCCTCTCTTTTTGATTTCTTCGAACATTGAGTAGAATACTTCTCTAAACTCTTTGTGTCTTTTTATGTTACGGATGTGTATATCCGCAATGTGATAAATTCTCTTTAACCTCATATATTATTTTCGTTTAACTACATCATATCCCTTATCGTTTAGAATAGATGTAACCAATTCCATTTTATTATTTATTAATCTTCGTATTTCGTTTGCTTCTTTTTTATTTAACTTTGTCAAACCTTTTAATCTTAATTTTTCACCCATACTCATAGGTGGCTTGACATTTTTTTCATTTTCAATTGATTTCAATGGTAATGCAATTTTTAATTTGCTCATTAAACCAGCATCTACACCATCCTTATATCTATTATCTTTTATATTTGGATTGTTTTTCATATATTGTTTAATTTAGATAGAACTAAGTCATCCCATCCAGTTTGTTTTGCTCCCTTTAGGAGTTCGTTTACTTTTTTAAATCCCATTTCACCAGCATCCTTATCAGTTGGTATAATGTTACGAACTTTAATTCCGTTCTTTAAAAAGTAATCAGTATGTTTAGTTGAATCTGCAATAGCATCTGAATCTAACATAATAGTTACTTCTTTAACACCTTTATCTATAATCTTATTCTTTAATTTGCTCAATAAGAACTTTCCAAGCAAAGGAATACAATTTCTTTTAATTGAGAATGAATCGAATACACCCTCACATAAAGTAATGGGTTCGTTCCAATTGATTTGATTATCAAACACAATTACATCTCTATTAACTGGTGGATTCTTATACTTCATTCGTTCTTCTTTGTAATATGAACGAGCTACGAAGTAATTTAAGTCACCATTCTCATCATACGAAGGTACAATGATTCTGCCAAAGTATAATCCATCAGAACAATATCCGATGTTATATTTAACGATATCAGCTTGGGTAATTCCTCTTTCTTTAAGGTAGTTAATAGCTTGATTGTATTCAGGTTGGAATCCATTTGGTTTGAAGTGTAATTGTTTGAATTCTGATGGTAATTGTAACTTAGCCACATACTCATCTTTCTCAACTAGTGTATAATCATCCTCACCATAGATATCTTTCAATCTATTAAGGTCTCTTATATCTACATTGAGTTTGCGAAGAAGGGATTGGATTGACCTACCCTTAGAATTACATACCCAGCAGTGCCATCTTTGGGTATCTAAGTTTACTTGAAGTTTTTTCTTATGGTGATTACAAAATGGACAATGGTGAGCCTGCTCATTTCCCTTTAAGGATGAACCTACACCTAATGTGGTGTCTAAAATGTTAATGACCGTTAGTTTATTCTTCCCAAATAGCATATTATGTATATTCTATACAAATATACAACTTTTTTGGGAATTATCCAAATTAATGATTGGAATTCTTTACATCGTAAAGGAAATCAGCTAAAAACTGCATTTTTGCTGCAATTGGAGCTTTTGGTTGGTTTGCTTCCAACATTCCTTTAAGGTCTACTAAAGATGCAGCTGCTATTTGAAGTGCATCATCTTTTGCGTTTAAATAAGCTTCGGAGATTCCGTACTTATGTGCGATTTCAGGTATTGTCATAACTTTAGTTTATAATATCCCTACGGAAGAATTTTCCCATAAGGTTTTCGTTTATTGCTTGTTCGTTGGCAAGTACATCGTAATGAAACTGCCATTTAATTTCGTAATATGATAAGGATTTCTTTGAAAAGCAAAACTGAATGATTTCTCTTTCAAAATATTCAGCGTTTCCAGCTTTTACTTCCGATTTAATCCATTCGTTTGATGAATAGTATTTTTCCCAATCAGATGCTTTCTTTACAACCCTTTTACGAGTCTTTCCCTTAAGGGGTTTCAATCTACGGGTTTGAGATAGAGATTTTTTTCCTATATAGAATCTACCAGTTCTGTTATCAATTATTTTATAGACAAATCCAACCGCACCTTCTGGTGTGGTTTCTTCTGTAACAATATTTCCATTAAATTTCCAACTCATTAATTACTTTTTTACCATATCCGAATACTTCTTTGTAGTATTCAAATCCCCACCTCTTGCTTTTTTAAGCTTTACTTCATCTTTAGATAAATCTTTGGATGGTTTATATGCATTATCAGCGCCTATTGGCTCAACATCTCCGCCTTTACTGTTAATTTTACTTGTTGTAGGTGGTTTTTTTTCAAATGTTTCTAAAATTTTAGACATATCTTTTGTTTGTTTTCTTTATATAAATATAACATTATGTGTCAAAACGAATAATAAAGTTTACCGGATAATCAGGTAAAGATTTAATTGGTTGTGGTAATTTTGCCACAGCTACCATATTTAATTCATTATCATACAATGCAATTGTAGTAATATATGGTGCTAAAAATGAACCAGTTTGGTCTAAAGAACTACTTGCTTCGTATTGAAGAAATGCGGATTTTACCCATTTAATTCCAGCATCATAAAACGATGATGTAACCAAATCTCCAATTTTTGTAGAACCCGGCCTTTGCATTATATGAGTGTAAAGTCTACCACCATCTTCATATACAGCTGATGGATTTTGTGAATAATTAAACTCACTTTCTAATACCGGTATGAATACTTCATTTTCAAATATTGTTTTTGTTGAACGAAAATTTAAAGTAAATTGAGATAATACAGAACCACTAACTATATCTTTAGATATTACAACCAATCCTCTATCATAAAATATGTTTCCTTTAATATTACTACCAGAATCAATAAGGTTTGAATATCCATCATCTGTATAAATTCTACTTAATTGTTCATCTTCCAATACGACAGTTCCAACTTTTATTCCCTCACCATAATATATTTGTGGGATAGAAAATACAGCTATATCATCTTCTAAAATTCTTTCATCGGTTGATGCATATGATTTTCGTAATCCAACTTCTGTTAAAATAGATGCTGTTGATGGGTTTGTGTAAAATTGGGATTTTATTGATGCATGAATTACTTTTTGATTATAACCATGACTTGTATCATCATTATCAATATCAATTAATGTATTGGCACCCCTTGTACCGAAAATTGGATATATATCATTCTCATCCAATGTCCATTCTTTATAGACCTTCATAGGTCTAATTATAATATCAGATTTTGGAATTTCTTTAATCATGTAGTCTTCCGATTTGTATATAAATATTGATTAAATGAAAAACCCCCAATGAAGGGGGTTCTCTTTATTATGTTTCTAATTAAATTAGAATGATAATTTAACTTTAATTAAAACTTCTTTATCAAAAGATTTAACAATTGGTTGAGAAGTCTTAGCTATTGCAACTAATTCATTTGAATCGTTTAATAAACCTACAGTTGTAATGTAAGTTTGTGGGTCAGTATTAAATGAAGTTTCAGTAAATGTACCATCTGCTGCTAAGTAAGTAGGGTTATTAGAATAGTTAAATTCTCTATTTGTTGCTCTTACAAAGAAGTGTTGTGTTGATACGTTTTCAGTTCTTCTAGCTTGGAAATCACCTTGTCCAGCTGCTGGATTATACGATGCGCTAATTGCGTGATATAATAATTTGTGGTTACTTTGGTCAGCCAATATTGATAGGTTACCAGTTACACTTCCCAAACTAGCACCACCACCATCTCTAACAGTTCCAACTAATCCACCTATTGCTGCTGCGTTAAGTACTATAATACCTCTATCAGGATAAAATGCTCCGTATCCTTGTCCAGTTGAAGTTTCAGTTGTATTTTTAATTGTTGCTTCACTTTGAGTACCTAATTCCAATGAACCAGAAACTACTTTAAATACGTTACCACTTAATCCTAAAGTATCACCAAATTTCTTACCACTATTATCAATTAATGTAAAATATCCGTTAGAACCAGATACCGTTAATGACCAGTTACCAGCGTCCATTTTTTCTCTATATCTATTTCTAGAGAAGTTAATTATATAGATACCATTTGCATCAGTTGCAATTCCTGAACTATTATCAAATTGGAATTTAGAAAGAGTTGGGTCTAATAACATCGATTTATACTGAGCGTAGGTTGCTTTAGATGGTAACAATGCTTCATCACTATTTTGTAAAGAAACAGAACCACTTCCATCAACATGTCCATATGCAATTGCAAATTGAATATCTTCTACTTCACTTAATCTAGGGTCTAAATTATAAACATTCCAATAGTATTTACCACTTGTAGATGCTACTTGATTTGATGATGTAAAGAATTGTGTTAATGAACCAGAATCATTACTCCATAATCCAGTTGTTACTACTTCTATTTTTGCGTTTACTTTATCAAATTCACCAAATCTTTTATAAAGACCTGTACCAGTAGTTCCAGTAGTTGCAATTTGCTGAGTAGCTGGAAGTGCTGAATTTAATAATTGTACTATCGCATTTGAATCAATTGTACCAGTGTTAGCCAATGCTGCAATCTGCGAAGTTATATTTGGGTTTGTTATTTGTGCCATTTTCTTATTTCTATTTTATTTTATACAGATTGTTTGTATGTTATAATGACAGGTATAGTTTGAGAGCCACCAGTTTCATTACCAAATACAGTTATTGTTGTTGATACATCAATTGTTAAGTTTGGATTTGGAGTAAATCTAAATTCCTTTCCAGTAACTACCTGTGCAGTTGTTGTAATTTCATCACCCAAAAATATATTTGTAGTACCAGAACCAGCAGCTACAGTTACAGTCAATGTACCAGCTCTTTGGTCTGCTAATACCATTGTGTATCCAGCATTTTGATTTCCATTAGGAGATGTTGTTGGAGTTAATCCCACACCACCTTCTAATTGAGTTGCATTAATTTGAGGTACACCCAATTTAACAGTTGGGATTTGAGTAGTTCCTTTTGGTAAGGTAACTAATTTGTATCTTAATACTTGAGTTTCATCAGGAGATGCTTCCGTCACAGGAATAGCTCTGATTGCTGAATCATAGTATGCAGAACCTTTTGGATGCGCTGGTTCGTAAAGCGTATAATCAATCTCATCATCACCCAAAGCAAACTTTGTAATGTTTAAAGATTGACCTGATGCCAATTTTTGTCTTCCTTTTTTGGTAAGAATTGCATCTACTGTAATTTCTGTGTTATCTAAATATGCCATTTGATATTGTTTTTTATCTATATTCTATAAATATAACTAATTTTTATTTTCCAATTAATCTACCTCAAGTATTGGTTCACCACTACCTCTACCAGTCTTAGCCACTTTAAGAATATTAGGATTAGTAGTAAATGTTTCAACTGGGTCTAAACCATCAGGTGTAGTTGCTATTGTTTGCGTAGAACCTTTCCAAAATGAACGAATCATACCTTCACCCAAGTTATTTTTATATTTGTAATGCGTTGGAAAATATCCGTTTAATGCTTCTACCGAAACTACTTCATTACCAATAGATATACTTCCACTCCAATTAAGTGTAGAAACTTTATATTTGTATTTGGTAACTGCTACTTTCTCATATTTCTGAGCTTCTCCTAAAAGAGCTCCATTAGTTGGCCATCCTTTTACTAACGTATTTACATTTTGACTATATTGCTCCTTTACTAAGAAAATACTTTTTCTACTTCCGGAAGTTGGATGATAATTTCCAAATAATGGTTCATAGTTACTAACTATACCAGTACCATGTTTGGCATATAATCCAAATCCTCTATTTGCTAAAGAATCTTTATCCATACCAATTTCAGTAAATGTAAATGAATCAGCTTCTCCAGTCAAAGTTGCTCCATTAGGACATTGAATGAATGTATCATAGAATGGAGCGCTTGATTCAAATGTAATTATTTCAGTTGAATCAATTGTAGTATCATAATTAGGATTACTTCCTTCAAATGTTATTACATCGTTTGCATCAATTGTAGTTTCTTCACTGCTAACATCACTTATAAGTGTTACCACATCAGTTGCATCTAATAACGCATCCTTTGGAATTGATTCACTTTCTAATATATAATTTTTATTAGTATCTATTGAAGTTTCAAAATCATTTCTTAATGATTCTGGTTTATCCCAACGAGTTTTACTTCTTTCTAAATAGTGTGGTTCTATTAATAAACCTTTAACTATATTTGTTCTAGCAGGTGCTAAATCGGAAAGTACTTCAAATAAAGATTTATCAATGTATTTAATTAATCTTATATATTCATAGATATCTCTATTATCAAGTCTTTCAAAATAATAATGTCTCAAAGTATCTAATTGAGAATATGTATCTTTATACTCATCACCAGGATCGCCAATATAGTTATCAATATTAAAATCACCAAATGCTTTTAAGATATCCATATTCAACTCCTTAATTGGAGAGAAAAATAATCCTAAGCGATTTGTATCAATTGGAGCTCTATCAAATGCTTTTTTAGTTGCTCTTGTTTTATAAGATAAATCACCAACTAATGATGCTGATTCAAATCTTATTTTATTAGAATAGTTAAATCCTAAAGATGGTACAGTAGCTGTTACAGTTCTATCATATGGTGCGTATTGATATGGATATGTTGAAGCCGAATACATATTACTTGCTGATGCAAATGGTTCACCATATGTATCACTTATAGCAACATTCTTAATTCCTATATTTTGAGTTACAGTTCTATCTTTTGGATATTCAAAGTCCAAACGGAACATTAAATCTTTTGTAGATGAATCAAAATCATTTCCATTGATTGCATCGGGGAATAAAGTATGATTTTCAAATTTACTTCTTTGTAACGGAACTTTCCAAAAACGGAATTCATCAAATTCACCAGCATATCCCTTACCACCAATAAGTAAATTAGGCGTAGACCCTGTCCATTGAGAATCATTATACATCATAGACATACTAACCGAAGTTATAATTCTATTGCCATCTGATGTACCTAACCAAACTTCATACCAAGAAGATGAATCTGGATTGTTATGTCTATTGATTACTACATTTGAATAGTGTTCATTTGATAATGGAAAATCCAAACTTCCTGTTTTTAAATCCGGCCCATATGCATATTCTCCATTTAATTCAGGTGCAACATATACTGAACCTGTTTCAAAGTATGTACTATTTGAATCATTTCCACCAAAATTTAATTCTAATTTATAAAAAGAACCTGTTGTATTAACTAAATCTAAAGTAAATTCACTTCCAGATATTAATGTTGCTACATTATCTATACTACCAGAAGGTCTTATTCTAAACTCAATACAATTTGGATATTCTAATGTAGAAGGTATTGCGTGCCAAGGTACTATTACACTGGATTCTTCTCTTAATAATATTGCTGCCGTTCTATCATCAAATGTAAATTGCGAACTACCACCTTTTGTTGGGTCTTGAGGTCCACCAAATTCCATTATTGTCAACATAGATTGCGGAACACCATAACAAGCCATAATAGCTTTCATAGCTCTAGCAGTACCTTTATGCTTTAATAGATATGGTAAATTATTTAAAATTCTTCTCCATACTTCATCATTAGCATCTGCCAATGGCATACTATATTTTTGAAAACCATCTTTATTAGTACCAAATGCATATTCCCATATTAATTCTGAATTAAATGCTCTTTTAGCGTTCCAACCAAATGATTCTAATAAAGAATGAACCAAATTGTTTGAAAATCCATTTACTTGCTTATGCTCTAATACTTTAGTCTTTGATAAATTGTTTATATACACCCAAAGAATATCAAAGTGTTGACCTATCATATCCAAAAATACCAAAAAATCAGTATTGTCAGAATCTTCTTTTATAAATTCAGGTATATTATTTACTAAATAATTTGAATTATATTTATCATATTCTGATGATAAATCTACTAAATTATAATACCAGTCTTTTGCTTGAGAACTAGTAGTTGCTCTTAATTTATAGTATGGCAATCCAGTTATAGGATTAGCTTCAGCTGTTTTTGGATATGCTAAATTATTTGTAGATGAATATAAAAATCTTTCAAATCCGTCAAATCCTTTTATTAAAGAATTTATAGCATTTAATACTTTTTTAGCTTCGCCAGCTTGCGATACACCAGCAAATTGTGCAATTTCCCATTGAATGTCAAACAATCCATCTTCGGTAATTGTTTGATAACCATCTTGTGTTAATAATCCACCATCAAATGCGCCGTATGGTGGAATAAATGTTGGTGATATTAAACCTTCATATTTTTCTTTGTAAGTTTCTATCAATTCTACTTTATAGAAAAAGTTATTTACTCTCTCTTCAGCTGAGCTAAAGTTTGTAAAATTAGAAAATGTGTAATTAGACCCACTTACATATTGTATATTTAATTTAGTGGTATCTATACCACTACTTTCTAAAAATCTAGTTACTAAATCATTTGATGTAGTAGAACCACTTGCTATTAAATCATCGTAAACTTGATAAGCAATTCCATTACTTTGCTCTAATGTGAAATTAGGTCCTTTTAATGGATGACAATATATTTCATCAATACCATTAATAGTTATCGTTTCAACTATTGGTTGAGATTGTAATTTAGAAATCCAAACTTGTTGATTTGTTTGTACCGATGTTGCTAATGGTTCATATAATTTTAATATTAAAGAGCCTTCACTACCAACCCAAGTTGTAATTACTTTATTATCACCATTACCAATATGTAATAAATGAGTTAAATACTTCGATGTTTCGTTTTCAAATATTGTAGAATCAAATTGAGAAATAAATCCATCAGCAATTCTACTAATAGCAACATCTCTAGGAATAGTTAAATCACCCTTATCAAAACTAATATTAATAAATTCTTCTTTACCAACTACAACTTGATATCCACTCTCATTATAAGGTACTAATTTTAAAGTAATATTTATTAAATCATCAGTTTCGGAAACTTGAGTACCATCTAATTTTAATAATTCTTGAAAATTTAAATTTACTAATCCCGCTGCAGTTGCTCTAATAAATCTATCGCTACCAACTTTATATATTTTTACATAATCCGTATTTACAGATTCATAACTTATTGCAAAATTTACATCAGTTCCAACAAAATCAGGTCCTTTTAATAAAGATGGATATTTTATATTTCTAATATCAGGAACACCAACATATTGTTCACTATTGACATTTATTGTTAATTCAAGCTTATCACCATCACCATCTATATCGGATGGTACTAATATCAATTTATAGTTTCCAATTGTAGAAAATGCTTTAGCAGGTATAATAATTACCGCGGTTTTGGATGCATCTGATTCTTTCCTTTTAAATAAGGATGGTTGTGATGTATCTAAATTTGAAAATACAAATGTTTGATTATTTATATAAGCAGTAATCTTATATGTGTCAGTACTTTTAGATAATCCTATTGGATAATCTGCTTTTGAATTTAAATTGTATTTTCTATTTGGTTCAGAATTATTTAATGCTATTGTTGGCTTAGTTACTATTTTTGTTACAAACATTTCAGAAATAACACTAATATTATAATTTGCATTATTTAAATCAAACGTAACTGATACGCTTTCTTCGTTTGTTTTTGCATCTACAGTTTTTGGCTTATATGTATCGGATTCTACATTTATAGTTTTAACTCTATAATTTTTTAAATCAGCAGATTGTATAACTGCTTTACTTCCTTCTGGTATTGCTATTTTATTATTTCCACTTTTTAATACTATTTTTTCACCAGCAGTTAATACACCATCGGAATTTTCTATATTTGGTATTACAACAACAGACCCCTCAGGACCATCTAAATTAATTGTAGTAAACTTTAATAGTGGTTCGTCTGGTATTATTTGTTTTTCTAATTTAAATAAAATATTATTTGAATATTGACCATCACTAAAAGTTTTATATGATTGTTTAAAATCATTTATATAATGCTTTATATCTATGGTATATAATGATTCTTTTGAATATTCTAAACTAGCTATTGGAGAGTTTGGTAAAGAAGCATAAAGATTTTCAGCATCCATACCACTATTATTTCCCAATACCTGAGCTGCTGTATTATAATTTGGATTTCTATTATAATCTGGATTTGCTACTAGTGATACTACATATCTTTCATTCGAAACATATCCATCTTTTTTTAATATAATTTCAGTATCACCATTTAATAATAAATCACTAATTGCTATTGTAATCGAATTGTTTGTTTTTTTAGATACAGATTCACCATTTACAATAATATCCGCATCGTTTACATTTGAATTTACATTTATAATATATGATTGATTAGATAATACAGTATTTGGTGTGTTTGTTAATATTACATTTCCACTACCAGCAGACGTTATACTACCACCACCACCTCCGGTTACAATTTCGTCATCAATTATTATATCGTCTACTGCTCTCATTTTTTTATTTTAATGCTTTAGCCTGCCCATCATCTGACCTAATTCTACCGTCATTTCCATCATAACCATCATCTAAGAAACCGCCACCCCCACCACCCCCAGTTCCACCACTCCCACCACCAGCTGGTGGTATATAATCTGGTTCACCATCAGGTGTTACTATTTCAATATCTTTTTCTTCCTCTGGCAATTCTTTTTTAATTTGTTTTTCCAATTCTAATTCAATATCTGTTTGTGTTAGTTGCTTAGATACTCCCTCATTTATAACAGGAGATGAAGTATCTATTGTTGTATTTGATTCTAATGATTGCAATACTTTTCCAACTTCATCCATAGATTCGTTTATACCAGAATCAAATGTTGTAGCAGATTTAATATCTTGTTTTGATAAATAATATTCTATTGTACTAACTAAAATCTTTTTACAAATTTCTATAATTTCACTTTTTGATAATTCAATTTTTGTTTTTTTATTATTTGGTTTACCATAATTTATGTTTTTTAAATCAGATATCCTATTTGTAAATTCATACGTTGAAGCTTCTAAAAATTTATTATGTATTGTTGTTATAAATGTATCAAAATTTTTTATTTTAAATTCACCAATCATTTTATTCAACCACTTTTCAGAATACTTTCTTTTCATAAATGAACTTATTGTAGTTGGTGTAATTGCTTCTACAAAAGAAAAAGAAGAATTTATAGTATCATCTCTAAATTCACCTCCCATCATAAATAAAGAAAATCTATCTTCCAATTCTTTATTTATATTATTTACATCTCTTATAGGAAATAATCTAACTTCAGTTCTAGATGGTGATATTTCGGATATCCAAAGTTTATCATTATTTAATTCACTACCAACTCTTTTATTAATAAGAGATATTTGTGTTTTAAAATTACCATTATTATATCCAGCTTCTCTTAAAAGTCTTTCAACATCTATAAAATATTCATTTGGTAATTGATACTTTTGAAATATAGTACCTTCTGCTATTAAAAAATAATCTTTAATATTATCTGTTGTTAATGGTATGTATCTAACCAAATTTCCATCTTTTTGTGGAAGTTGATTATCGTTTATATCATATATAATTACTTCAATAGAATCATTTTGCCCTAATCCAAAAAATGACTGAATATCTCCATTTTCAAATATCTTTCTATCATTTGAATCAATTCGATATCCTTTGTTATCTAATATTTCTTTGAATGTTTTTATGGCCATTTTTTATTTATTAATCATATTTGTATATATGTACAGTGAAATCTTTATTTTCAGTTTTAGTACCATCAGATACTATTATACTAAATGTAAAATCATATTGTGATGGTTTTGATGCAGAGAATGTACTAGCACCATAAGAACCTCTCAACCCCTTAAAATATGCTGAAGGCGTTTTCATTTCAAATCTTTTAGTTTCCCCAGCTTTTAGTTTAACAGGCAATGCGAATCCAAAATCCCAAATAGATTGACTAACACCTCCTGTGAATTTAATATCAACACTTATTTCCTTTTTTCCAGTTAAATCAGATGATGCTATTACTTCAAAATATGTTCTAAATGTATTTGAATAATCATTACCAGGAGCTGCAAATGTTCCAGCTGTTGCAGCTGATACTCCACGTGCGCCAGCACCATAATCCATACCAATCATTTTTGCTGTGGTTGCTTTGGTTGGGTCACCTTTATCAAATAATATACTTGCCAATTGTCCAGTTGAAACTGCTCCAGCTGCTAACGCCTGCTCTTTTGCTGATACCGCTAATCTTAACGCACTCAACTCTTGCTCCAATGATTGATTCCTTGCAAATAAAGAAACTCTTTGAATCGCTTCAGCAGTTCCTTTTTGTATAGAGTTTTGTAATTCGGTTATTGTACTTGATATTTTTGTTGTTAGTTGTCCAGTTTGGTTTTGTGCAGCTGCTAAATTTAAATCTTTTAAATCCAATTGTACTTTTAAACTTTCAGAAACTATTTCTACATCTTGCACTTTTGCTCTTAAATCCAAAACTGTCTTATTTAAAACAACTACTTGTGCAGTTAAATCAATTACCGATTGAGTTGCTTCATTATATATTGGTCTTGGAACTCTATCATCAAATGGTGGTGGTTCTGGTGGCAATAGTTCAAAAATTCTAGTATCAATAGACTTAACTAATTCTACTTCATTATATTTTGGCTTTATTAATTTTCCAGAAATAACACCTTCATCATTATTAGTTTGTTCAAAAGTATGGACACCAAAAGGATTTTTAGTAGTGATTGCCATTGAACCACTAACTAAAAGTTCACTTATTAATTGCTCATTTTGTAATCCAGTTTTTGCCATTATTAATTTTTAACTAAACTAAATGTAGTATCATTATCAAAGTATTCAATACTACTACCACTATCTACTTTAAATTCTATTTTATAAACTCTATTAGCTTCCCAATTTGAAAAATTAACTTTTATATAATTTCCATTAGAATCACAACTAACTTTAGAATAATCACTAAATGGAATTATAATATCATTCGATGCGTAATCTCTTATTTGATAATAAGTTGTAGCTGGTAAATATTTTGAAGTTGAATAATTAAATGTATCTGAGAATGTTTTTGGTGGATACAACTCTCTACCAAATAGTTGTATCTTTGCAATAGTACCTACTTTATATTCCTTTTTCAAATTAGTTACACCAACTTTAATATCATTTGCAGTTAATGGAGTTAATGAACCAGTAGAAAATATTGAATCATTCCATCCAATTCTTATTTTTGGTTGATATATAGTGTGAGTTTCTTTACTAAAGAATTTTAATATACCATAATCTGCAGTATCGCTTTCATTTGCTGTTGAGTATTTTAAAATAATACCATCATTTATCACAGACCCACTTATGAAAGCTCTTAGTATTGATATTACATTCATATTAATATCTGCCGTTTGATAACTAAATGTTTGAGATGCTGCATAGTTTGTGTACCAAGTACCACCAACACCATTATTAGTACTTGCTTCTGTTCCCGATTGGAAGTTATTTTGTAACCACTCCAACGAAGAATCCCCCTCTCTATAATTCCAAGTTACACCTTGAGTTGATATATTATCAAATCTAGTACCAGTACCCATTTCCCAACTTCCAGAAATTGCATTTGCAAATATAGTATAATCTAATGGAATTTCTTCACTTTTAGTTTCTTTTAGTATCAATTCTGCAGAACTCATTGAAATACTATTGTTAGAAATTGATGCAGATACATATCCTAAATCAAATTTAAGTAACGCATGTGATACATCTTTAATGTTTCCGTAATATACTTTACTTATTTCCAATATTTCATCCAAACCAGTATTCTGATTTGGTTGTTGTAAATAAACCGATGCATCTTTTGATGCTGTTAAAAAATAGTATGCCATTATTTTACTCTGCCTTTTATGTCTGCATCAGGAAACTTAATTTCAAAAACCGAAGGGTCTAACGATGGATATACAATCTTATCTTTAGTTGCCGCTTCTATATTATATGAATTTGAAGAATATTTACCAGAACACTTATTTGTTATTTTAACCATAGGAACTGATGAAACTCCTTCAACATTTGCTATTAGTAATTCGATTTCACTTAAATTAATTGTTTGATTAAATGACCAATTATCAATACTAAAATAATCCTTTAACTGAACTATACAGTTTGTTAATACTTCACTCTTATTGTAGTTTCCAAAAACAACTATTTCAAAATCAACACCAATATTAATAACAAACCCATCATTAATATTAATACCATCAGTTAATAATCTATATTCATTTAAATATGTTTTAAGATTTTCTTTAACTGCTCTATTGAGATTAGTAATATTACCATTAACATCATACCCTAACAAATATAAATTAATTGCAAATGGATTATTTTTTTCGTTTTCATTTGCAGTTTTACCAATTAAAAATTTAGTAATATCTTCTTTTATACTTCCTTCTGTTGGTTCTTCTGAATCTGGCTTATTAACAAAACTCATAACCAAATCAGTAAATTCTTGCAAATGATTTGGAGATGCTAATATAGACGCTGGTGAATTATTATCTAACGTACCATCAGCAACAGCGTATGCTTTTGCTATTCCTCCATATTTTGAAGGTAATGATAATACTCTAATTTGATAATCTTTTGCAGTTACTGCTCTATTTTGTGCACCAAAGTTTGCTAATGCATTTTGTCTAATTTCTTCTAATGTTTCACCATCTCTACCACCAGTAGCTGGAATTTCATTATCAACAGCTACAGAGTTTTTTATAGTATTATATGTTATTCTATCAGCATCATTAAATGCCGATATATCATCATCAAATTCAATTCCAGATATTTTTGTTAATTGTCCTTGTGATACATTTGATGCAACACCTCCGCCAACGTAATACTTTACAGTTATTGTTGTATTTGATGGAGATGTTCCGTATGTTTTTGTTTTTAAGAAATTAGTTGGGTCAAATGATTCTTCCAATCTACTTATAGAATTTGGTAAACCCAATCCAACATTTTTAAGATTTGGAATCAATTGTTCATCACTTGCCGTTGGGTCACCTGCTCCAAACTGAATTGTTGTTGTACTATTTTGATTTATTCTTGTAGTAAATCTTTTTGCAGTTTTAATTGTTTTTAAAATATATGGTACAGTTGATTTGAATTGATATAATTCTTGGTCATTTGCTTCTGTGTTTGGGTAATCAATAAATACCATTTCCTGTGCTAAGTAAGGTACTTCATAGTATTTGTTTCCATTAGAATCCCTAACATCATATATAGAGATTATATTAGTATCTTCCAAATCAATAGTTTGAAAAGATTGATAATTACCAAAAGATGCTTCTTTTTCATTTACAACTGCCGAAATTACTTGTACATATTTTTTAGCTAAATAAAATACAGGTTCACCAGTATTTGCATCTCTTTCATATACAGTTATTTCTCTATCAGCTGCATCTTCAAAATCAACAAGATTCGTTGTTCTAAATTCTATACCATTAGGTGATTGTACCGCCATACCTTCTTTGATTCTCAAATAAAACTTTGAATCAGGCCTATTATTAAATCCACTTCCTATTGATGGTACTAATTGATATACAGATAATGTAGATATTGCAGGAGATGTTACTTTTGGCTTATACCCTAAAAATTGTGCTAATGCTAACATACTCGTTTCATCCTCAGCAAACGGCATTAATGATTCTTTTAAAGTATCATCTATATAGTATCCCAATACATCACCAATATAAGATGCCATTTCAATAAACATCATACCAGGTGATGTTTCATTAAAATCAGAATAAGTTTTTGGAAAATACGTTTTAGCAAACTCAATTAAGTTAGCTCTAAATGTAGAGAAATCTTTATTAAGGTATTTAATATCTTTACCTTTGTTTTTAAAATTTTTATTTATTGTATTGATTGCCATGTTTGTTATGCTTGAACGTTAAATGATAGTGTTTCCAAATTAACACTGTTATCTATTCTAAATTTTAAAGAAACATTTACTTGATTAGCATCTTTCAATTCATTTGTTTGCTCTACTGATATATCTTCGATAGTTACAAATGGTAACCAAGTTTCCATTGAATTGTTTATTGCATTTTCTATTTTTTCTTCTAAACTGTCATCATTCATTTCAAACAATACTTTTTGCAAATCACTTCCCAAATTTGGTTGCATTAATCTTTCATATTTCTTAGTAAGTAATAAATTTTTTATATTTGATTTTGTTTGTACAGCAGTTGTATATGATTGATTAAATCCAGTATTACCTATTTGTATAGGCAATACAACACCAATGGCCCAATCATTATACTTTTCTGTATCTTTTACCAATTTACTACCTAATACTATTGCCATTATTTCTTTTTAAATCTTTTTACAAGTTCAGAATAATCTCTATTCAATGCTTTATCAATTTCAGCTACTCCAGTATTTACCCCCAATCCAGTTGGAGAAGGTCCTTTAGTCATTTCACCATATCCCATTTTTTCAGCTATTGCAGTTTTACCTACAATTGAACCCATATCACCTTGTCCAAAATTCATTGTTCTAAATCCACCATCACCTTGTGGTATTCCACCTCTGGTTTCATTTAGTATTTGGTTAATCATTGGGTTTTTGCTGTATTGTTTTGTTGGTGCTGTTTTGGTTTGAACTGATTCTTGTATTGGTTCTTCTTCCAAAATAGCCTTAGCCATTGAAATACCCTTTGATTGTGGTTTTGGTGCTACTTTTGTTTCAGATAGCATTTTTTTCATTTCAGCCTTCACACCTTCCTTAATTAAAGCAGGTAATTGCTCTTTGAGCTCCTCTTTAACAAGAATTTGAATGGCTTCTAATAGTTTATCCATGTCCATAATATTCTATTGTTTGTTTGTTATGTT